TAGCGCTGTTGACCAATTCATTATATGCGTGTCCGCCGCTGCGTTTAGCCCGCATCCGCACCGCGATAGCCTCGGCTATTGCATCGCGCCGGTTTGCTAACTCATGCCAGCGCTTTTCATCGCGCATCGCGCCATTTGGGAGCCTATCGCTCGCTAACGCCGCCATCTCATTTTGCAATTCGTCAAATTGGTCTTTCAGCCCCCGCCCGCCCGGCATTTGAGCGCCCAAAACAGCCTGAACTTTCGCGGGCTGTTCACTCAGCGGCGCGTCAAAGTCCAGAAAATCAGCCTCGTCGGCGTCAATGCGGACCTCGTACATGTGAGCCTTGGGCTCTATGCCGTCTTTTACCCGGTGCAGCCACTCTAGCCCCTCTTTCTGTGCTTCCAATTTTTCATCTAATCTAACCCGATCTTCTGGGCTTATTACGGACCGCCGCGCTTCCAATCTGGACATTTTATCAGTTACGTTCTTGATCGCTGCGTCAACATCCCCCCCCGCGTTTTCAATCTGGCGCTTTGCCCATCTTGTTTCTACGTCAAAATCAGACTCAAAATCGCGTTTATACTGTTTCGCCACATCTTCCTTGCCCGCAAAATAAAGCCCGTGCCCGTAAGCCTGCACGCCTTCGCCGGTGCCGATGTTCGCCGTACTGAACTCGTCGAAGTCATGCGGCGAGCCGTGATAGGCCCGGATGCCTTCGCGCGCTGGCTTGTCGCCAATGCCTAACGCTTCATCAATATACCGCCCCGCGCGTTTTGCGCCCCGGATAGCAGCCCCGCCAGCGCCCATCGTCGCCAAGCCAAGCGCGCCGCTGCCCATGTCGCCAACGCCGGCAAGAATCCGGCCCGCGTCGCCCGCCCTGAATCCACCAGTAATGCCCGCAGAACCTTTTGCGAGGTCGTTAACGTCAGCGCCGGGGCCGAACGTTTCGGAAGCAAAGCGCGCCACGTCAGAAGCCCCCGGCCAATCTCGGTAACGCTCGTTGCCCGTTAAGCCATACAGCACTTCGCGCGGATCTGCGTTGTCCATCAGCCAATCAAGAGCGCCGCCTTCATCATCTGGCGCTTCGACTAAGCCGCCATCAGCGAAAGCATTCCGCCCGCGCCCGGCATAGCCTTGCCCCTGTTCTTGGAGCATTTCGAAGAACTCAGGCCCGAATGCGTCAACCGTCTCTGCGTCGATAACGTATTCGCCATCTGATAGCCGGGCGTCGATTTCGTCATCGCGTGGCCCGCCTGGGCCGGAGACATAGCCGCCGTAAGCAAGACCTTCCGGCCCGCCATCGTCGCCCTCGCCGTTCTGACCATCGCCGCCGTTGCCGTCGTCAGCCCCGCCGTCTCCCCCTTGTTCGCCGTCAGGATCAAGCCCGCCAAATTCATCTGCGTTAGATCCGAATCCCGCTCCGGTGCCGCTGCCAGGAGGCGCGCCGTGGTCGCCGCCCATGCTTTCCACGTCGCCTTCATGCCCATCATCGCCTGCGCTGCGTCCGTTGGCGATATTTGTGACTGCTTGAATACTGAGCGGAACGCCCGTAAACGCTTCAAACCCAATTTTACCAAGCGCCACAGCGGGGTTCGAAACCATCCCAAGGCCAAGGCCGACATGCCCCATGAAATCTTGTATGTCGTCGTCAACAGCGGTCCCGCGTTCATCACTCGGATCGCCAAACCCGCCACCACCGCCATCGCCATCCCCGCCGAACGGGTCAAAAGCTTGCCCGCCAAAGGCCGTCGTCCTGCCCGCCAAAGCGCTTGGGCGTAATGCAAACGGATTGCCGCCAGTGTTCTGGCTAATCTGCCCAGATCCGGTTTGATTGACTAGAAACGGATTGTCCGCATCACCGCCGCCCGGCGTGTTGTTGAGTGTTGCTACGTTGACGTTTCGCGATGCCTGATCCCCGATGCCGCCGCCAGAAAGGTTCGCAAACGGATTCCCAAACAAGTCAGCCATTATGCAGCCCCTCTTTCAACATCGGCGCGCATATCCAAAAGCGAAACCGGCACCGGGTCAGTCACCCGCAGCCGGAAAACCATTTCGCGGCCTTGGCCTAAGCGGTTCCAACGAACGCGCGTCTGGTATTTGCCGATAGCGCCAAGTGAGCGCGTTAATTCTGTGCCGAATGTATGCCCGCCATCACGGCTGACAGTCAGCATCACCTCTGGCGCGCTGCCCTGTCCGGTCGTTAGCCCCCGACCAACATCAAAATTGGCGTCCAGACCTGCAACGAAGAGCCGCTCTTCGCCCTGGTAAATTGGTAGCGTCGTCACCGAATATTCCATCGGCTCGCCTGCTTCGGTGTACGTCAGGCGGTCAATCTCATAGATCGCGCCGGTGGTTCGGTCGCCAATCAAAACCTTGCCGTATGCCTGGACCTGACAACCCGCCAACCACAACGTCGCGGCTTCGCCAACACCTGTCCTGCGTTCGTGCCAGCGGCCGGTTGCTGCATCGTAAACAAACGCCTTGTCGCCCGTCGGGAATACGAACGCGACGAACTTATGACCAGCTTCAGACCACGCCCATGCGATGCAGTCCGCGACTGACGCCATGCCTTGCAGTTCAGCCTCGATGGCGTGTGTGCTGATGCGTTGCGGTTCATAGCCGTTGGCGCGGTAGATCGTGCGATCATCGCCTAGCCAGAACACGGTGTTGTCTTCTTTCGCAACGCCCATGCGAGCGCCGCACCCGCGTTCAATCACGCCGCCGTCAATGCGAGCAAACGGAAAATCCGCGGCACCAGAGTTAAACCAAACCTCTGTTGAAGTTTCGCCGAGTAGCCAAAGCTCGCCATGGTCTGAGATGACGCTGACAAGCCCATCGGGCTGTTTTTCCGCTGTTGCAAATTCTAACGCGTCCAGATTGCCAAAGTCGCCTATGGCCGAAATGAAATATTCCTCACTGTCAAGCCGCATATAAACGGCGCGATCATCAAAGTTCGCGACGCGTGAGGCTGGCAACCAGTCGGAGTCAAGCGACGCGATGCTTTCCACGACAGACGCGCCGTCTGGCGCGTAGAGATAACCATCGCCCGTGTTCGTACATATGGCTAATTGCGTCCGGTTCGCGGCCATGCTGACCGCCCCGTCGCCTGCGATAACCACGCCCGGCAGGCCTGTTGCCGCGCCCGTTCTGCTTATCTGGTAAAGGCGATCGCCCGCCACGGCGTAAACGATGCCCGCGAGAAGTTCCATTCCGCGAATGCCAGATGATGTCACTAGATCGGAAAACGTAGATAGTCCACCGACACGGCTAATCTTGGCTTGCGATATCGCGCCGCCTTCCGCCGCTTCCACATAGGCGTTGATGACGGACTGCTGCGACCATGGCCGCACGTCTGACTCCGCCGCTTGAATGGGGAGGGGGATTTGAACGCGGGGCATACCGAGCGCTCTAGTTTACAAACGAACGATAGTTGGATTGGTTGAACTGGCTAGGCATATTCAACAGCCCGCCATCAACCGCCATCTTGAGCGTCGTATCATCGTCAACGTGCTGATACTGCGCCGCGAACCGGCTTTGAGCGCCGGGGTATTCCTTCGCCACGACTTGCGGGATCGGTCGCCCGAACTCTGACGCTAACTCATAGGCCAGCATATAGGCGACGTTGCCCAAATGCGTGTCCGCGAACGTGACCGTCGAGGACGCCGTATAGGCAGCGTGAGCCACGCCGGGATAGCGGAACAGAATATCGTTAAGCGCTTTCACGCCGATATCCATGTCCTCCGCAGACGCGCTTTCGCCAGCCTGGATTGCCGTCAGCATACGCAGGGATCGGCTGATTACGTCGCGCGCGGTTGCCATCAGTCAGTGGCGCCCGTATCGCCGTCTTTATCGTCGGTTTCGTCATCATCTTCGACTTTGAAAGCACCAGCCTCTTCGAGAGCCGCACGAAGATTCGCAACGCCAAGCCGCGCGTTGACTTCGATGCCTTTCTCGGCGGCGAGGTCTAGAAGTGTGTCCTTTTCGGACGGTTCAACTGGCTCTGTGCCTATGTTGGCAGGGCTATCAGACCAGCCTTCAGGGATCGCTTCAGAGTCAAAGATTTTGGCTTCTAGCGCGCCGTCATCGTCGTGACGGTACATGTAAACTGAATGGCCCATGATGAAGTCTCCGTGATGTTGTGGGGTGTAAAAACAGGACAGGCGGCAGAGGCCGAAGCCCCCGCCGCCCTTGCCGGTTACGCGGTGCCGTTGATACGGGCCGCGAGATCGGGGTAGATGGCTTTCACGCCATATAGGATATCGAGCCGGATAATGTTGTTATCCTCGGCGATATCGTAGTCGCGAACCACGCGGGCGCTAAACCCGTCCATGGTTTCAGTCGCCGCTTCAGCGCCGCCAATCGGCGGTTCAAGCGGGCACATCACCAACGCGAAAGCGTCAGGGTGATAGATCATGTTCTGAGCGTAGCCTGTAGAGGCCGTGCCTAGAACGGTGATCGCCGCATTGTCAGCAGGCGTGGCGCTAACCGTCTGATATGCGCCAGACGAAATAATCGCCGGGCTGACTGTAAGCGTCAGGTTGCCAGAGCCGTCAGAAGTGCCAGCCGCCTTGCAAGTGAACTGCTGCAAGTAAGGCATCACGGCTTTCGTGACCGGGTTGACCGCATAGACGTTCGCAATGGTGAACACGTCGCCCTGCGCCAGAACCGCCGTCGATGTGGTCCAGCCGTCCGTGATCAGCGAACTTTCGTTCGTGGTCTTGGTCGCGGCGTAGGTGTCATTCTGCGAACCGCCATTAACAAGCGGAGTGCCGCCATGCGCGCCGACTGTATGGGTCTGCACGTTCTGGCTGGAATAAGCCTGCGTATTGGCGACACGGCCAAGGCTTGCGGCCTCATACGCGCCGACAGCCAGGCGATCCGGCTGCAATGCCGTTTGCGTGGCAAGCATGGCGTAATTATCCGCTGGCGATAACATACCAACGCGGCGATCAGACATAACCGCCATTTCGTCAAGGCGTTGCGGCCCTTTCGAATAGTCGGCGAAGCTGTTGATCGTCTGGCCGGGAGTGCCAACGTAGTTCCACACGTCTTTGTAGAGAGACGCAAGGGACTGGTCCACGTCATTCGCCAGCGTAATCATCGCCGGTTCAATGTAGCGCTTGGCGACTTCCTCAATTGAAAGCGTCATGTCGGCTGCGGTGTACGACCAAGACACGTGCTTCTGAGTGCCAACCGTGATGCTGGTCGAGCCTTCAGTGATGTCCTGATTGGACCGCGTTGCGCCGGTCGTGGCGGTGAACTTCACCGGACGACGGATACTGACGGTATCGCCGACTTTGGCGAACTCTTTCTTGTAGTCGCGGTGAACATTGCGACCAAAGACGAGGTTGTTTTTCAGATGCACGAGCGCTTCTTTGGCGATCATGCTTGGAGTTAGGAGAGCATTAGCCATTGTGGCTGATCCTTATGAAATCAGCCCGCCTTTAACTGCTTGTTTCGATAAGCGAAGTATTCTTCATTGCTCATCTTTGACGGGTCCGTTGTTGCTTTGGAGCCGCCAGCAAGGGTGCGGGCTGGTGTTGGGGCTTTGGTCCGCTTCTTCCCAGGCAGGGTCGCTTTCGCGGCAAGCCGGGCAATTGCCATGGCCTGTCCGGTGGGCGTCAGCTTGGAAATGCGTTCCGATTCATCGGGGTTTTCCACGAGGTAAAACGCTGCTGCGTGGCCGTTGTCTGCTTCGACTAGCGCGTCTGCCATGACCGGCGTCATTGCTACGTCTTCATCCGCAATGATGTCGGCAAAGCCATCGAGTAGCCCGTCGCCTTTCGTCACCCACGCCTGACGCTTTTCAACCGTCTCGCGTTCCTGACGCTGCCGCGATGTCTCATTTGCACGTTGGCGAGCCTCGAACCTTGCGGCCTCGATTTTCGCGTTCGTGCCATGCTCAACCGCAGCGGCCACGTAATCGTCGATTGACTCAAAATCCTCGAACTTCGGCGCTTGCTTCGGCGGCTGTGGTTGCCGTGCGGGCGCTGCCTGCGCCTGCTCCACCATCTGCTGCCGATAGACCGAGTTCTCCGCTTCAAGCCGCGCTAGACGACGCTCCAACCGGCCCGGGCGTTTCCGCTTAGGTCGTGGCTCGTCATCCCCTTCGCCATCGTCACCGTCAGCCTCATTGGCTTCGGTTTCAGTTTCGTCTGCATCATCGGATGGCGCATCGTCAGTTGCATTCGTCGCGGTATCCGCCGCATCGGTTTCGGCTTCCGGCGTAACGGACGCATCGTCCGCTTTCACGTCATCGGTGTCTGCCAAGGCTTAGAATCCTTCTTGTTGCGCCCCAGGTTCGGGCATTAAAAAACCCGCCTCAGTGGGCGGGTTCGGTGGGAGTTGCTGTTGCGGCATCATGCCGGGCGGCAGATCGGGCGGTGGCCCGGTGAGCGCCGAGAGCAGTTGTCTGATGCCAGCCATATCGGCCTGCATTTGGGCCATCATTTGCGCTGTTTCGACTTGCGTCTGCTCGGCGTCGGCTCGCGCTTTGGCTGCGTCAGCCTCGTACTTGCCAGCCATCGCCATGTCCTTTTGTGCGCTCGCCATAGCGGCAGGATCTGGCTGCTGTTCCTGTTGCGGCTGCTGTTGCATGTCCTTCGGCATTTCATCTTGCGTCAGGAGGCCAGGGTTCGTCTGCATCATCAGCTTGCGGATGCGGTCTTTAATCGGGTCTTTGTCCGGCCAATCCTGCGCCTGCACGTACAAGTCGGCGATGTAAGCGCCCATCTGCGGCATGGACTGAATGAACTGCTGCATGGAGTCCGCGGCCTCTTGGCGGCGCGTCTGGTATGCCGGGCCAACGTCAACTACAACGTCGTATTTGCCGGTGTCGAAGCCGTAAGCGCGTTCGTCGCCATGTGGGTCAATGGTGGCGTTAATCCGCGCCGTGCTTTCCGTATCGTCATCGCCAAGAATGCGAATAACTCGATCTGTGTCGTAAATCGTCGGGATGATTTCGACCATCAGCTTGCCAGCGTATTCAATCGAACGCGCCAGATTGTCGATGAACGTATAAGTGCCTGTGTCGGATTCCATCTGACGTTGACGGATCGCAACGCCTGACGTTTCGTTCGAACGGTTGCCAAGGCCAGCGTCGTAAATGCCTGTCGTGGCCTTCATGTCTTCAGCCGCTAGGCCGATTTCCTGGCTCCAAGCCTGTGACGCCATCGGCGGGGCGATGCGTTGAGGCATAGCACCTGGCGCGTCTGGGTCGGCGTTGTAAGGCAGAATAGGATGGTTCGCCGTGTTAGACGATTTCCATATTGATTCGTAGCCCTCAATCATGCGGCGAGTCGCGATATACGGCGCGCGTGGCTGCAATGCGCCGGCCTCAACCTGCGCCGTCCGGCTGTAATTATACATCCGCTGTGCGTCTTTGGCGAAGCGAATGAGGCCATGCCGCACTGTGCGGTCGCCGACGGGGATTTCTTCGCCAATGACCGGGATGATCGGGATGCGCTTACCAGGGAACGTCGTGGGCGGCTCAAGCAGAGCGTCGCCCGTCATAATGTACTGAACGACTTCGGT